CGCAGCCAACAAGTACATGGTCAACGGTATTGCCCTTGGCTCAGGAACTGTCGCTACACCATTCGCAACGTCCTAATAGGAGTGTCACATGGACACAGACGTCCTAGGCAAGTCTCTTGCTGCGTCTGGTGATGTCTCGGCTACACCAACTCGTGTCCGCGGGTTGGTTATTGAACCGGGCTCATCTACTGGCAGCGTTGAGATTAAAGACGGCGGATCGAGCGGCACAAGCAAGTTCATCATTAACACAGTTGCTAATGGTGAAACTTTTGCTGTACTCATTCCTGCCAATGGCGTTTGGTGTAAGACAAGTGCTTACGCCACACTGACCAACGCCAAAGTCACGGTGTTTTATGGCTAAGACGCCGGCTTGGCAACGCAAAGAAGGTAAAAACCCGGCCGGTGGCTTAAACGCCAAGGGTCGGGCTTCTTATAACGCAGCCAATCCCGATAAGCCCGGTCTTAAGGCTCCTCAACCCGAGGGCGGTTCACGTAAGAAATCATTCTGCGCCAGAATGGAAGGGATGAAAAAGAAACTTACGTCGGCCAAAACAGCCAAAGATCCTAATAGCCGTATTAACAAAAGTCTACGCGCATGGAAGTGTTGAATGGATACGGGCGCTCTTATTTGGAATCTCATCACATCATTCTTTGTGGGTCTGGTGATGTTCATGCTTAAGCAAGCTTCAGATGAACAGAAGCGCATCCAGATCCTACTTAACAGAACTCGGGAGGAAATTGCCCGTGATCACATCACTCGCGCAGAAGTTCGTGCAGACCTTGAAAGAATCATGGAAAGGTTTGACGCAGGTATTGGCAGGTTGGAAACAAAAATTGATGCCCTCGCTGAAAGGAAATGACGATGGAAAATGATCCCCGTAAAGGCCGTGGGCGCCATGGCGACACAAACTACAACCCTAACTACGATCTTGTACCCACCCAAAAAGAGAAGGGTGCGATGCAACAAGAAGTAGAGGATGCCAAGCTCCGCAAGATGGATCAGCGCCCCAACCTTGGCAAGATGTTCAAAGCCGGTGGTTACGTGAAAGCTGCCGATGGATGCGCCAAGCGTGGCAAGACTAAAGGCACGATGGTCGTGATGAAGTAATTCCGTCCATGGACGGAATTTGCTACTAAAGTAGGGGGTAGTATGAAGAAGCGCAGGCGTTTCCAAGAAGGTGGCGACATTCCTGATATAGACCGGGAGCCACTAAGGGATAGCAGCGGCGAGATTGTTAGGGATAGTAGCGGTGAGGCCATCATGTCTGGCAGCACACCAAGGAAGCCCTTGCGCCAAGTTATGTCTGAAATGGACGACCAGCAGGGCATAGATCTTAGCAACATACGTAAAGCCGAGTCTGCGCCGGTACGAACCCCTCGTATTGAATCAGTAGGTGATACAGACCTTGCCGAGCCTAGTACCGCTGGTTTTTCTCGCACACCTTTGAAAACCACGGCCCCGAAGGTTGTAGCAAAGCCAAAGTTGGTTACCAAGGGAAGCGATTTGGTTAAGCGTCGAGAATCCATGGCGCAATTAGAATCGCCTCGCCGGCGTTTGCCTTTTGAGAAGGATATGGGTAAGGCCAGGCTTGAGACTCAAGCCAATAAGCGCAGGCAGCTCGGTGGAACTAGTCGTAGTGAAGATGTGATTGAGATGGGCATGAAGCGCGGCGGCAAAGTAGGATCAGCATCTAGCCGTGGTGACGGTATTGCAAAGCGTGGTAAAACCCGCGGAAGGTATATCTGATGGATAAAATTGGACGTGTCATGAAAGAGTTCAAGGAGGGCAAACTCAAGTCTTCCTCGGGCCAGAAAGTTACTAACCCCAAGCAAGCCATAGCAATTGGCATATCGGAGCAAAAAGCGATGGAAAAGAAACCTGCAAAGAAGATGGCCTCTGGCGGATACATGCACGGTGGCAAGGTGCACGCTTCCAAGATGGGCTCAGTAAAGACTGCCGCTCCTAGTAAAGATGGCGTGGCAACGAAGGGCAAGACCAAAGGAACCATGGTTAAGATGGCCAAGGGCGGACGCTCTTGCTAAGGTGATTTGTGGCACTTCCTGTATTTGATAGTGAATGGTTTGGTCTAGGCGCGGCTGACAAAATTGCGCGGTTTACCGATGCGGGTACAACGCTTGATGAATTAAGAAGCATTGCCGACGAAGGAACTATTCAATGGATGATCAAAGAGGGCGGGTGGAAACCTCCTCAAGAAACCGTCCAAGAAGTACAGGCACCACCTTCTGATCCCATAGCAGACCTAGCTTCCGAGTTAGGTTTGCCAAAGTTTCTTGTTGCTAATTTAGTAAATGCTGGTTACTCGGCAGGCGAGATTCGTAATATTTACGCTCCTCCCCCGCCAGAGCCTCCTGCGCCAGAACCCGCCCCTCCCTCGCCGCCTCCACCTCCCTCACAACCTCCGCCATCAGGACCAACGCCACAGCAGATAGCTGATTCGCAAAGGTCAAAGTTTGGGATGACCGCGGATGAGTTTAAGACTCGTCTGACGCAAGGAAATCCAAGTGATTTGCTGATGGATCAGCGATTGCTTGAGATAACGCTAGAGAAGTCATGGTCCCCGCAGTTAGCCGTGGACATGGTGAATACGGCTTTTGGTACAAGCAAAACGGTTAATGATTACACCACGGCAATGTCCAAGGTGTTGCAAGATCCAATTACCAAACTTGTACAGAATGGCGCCTCGGCAGAGGAGGTAAGGCAGATAGCTAAAACTATTGGCATCGATGAAACGACCGCCAATGCAGCTATTAGCACTGCGATAAAAACCAAGGAAGCAAGTGCTATCCAAGCAGACGTTGCCAAGTTCCTAGATAAGGACGGTAATGTCAGCATGACCAAGATTGTTGAATACGCAGATGGCAATAAGCTTGCGTATGCAGACGTTCAAGATGCGCTGAAAGAAAAGTTCCCCAAGCTCACGACAGACATGCTGGTCTATGAAAAGGACCGGCAACAGATTGCTTCAGTAGCAGATGCAGCAGGGGCGGTAGGATTGCCCAAGGCTTTGGCACTGGCTATTGATAAAGGTATTGAGTTAGACAATCTGGCCAAGTTCTTTAACAAGACACCAGATGAATTCAAGACGCTTGTATCAGATAACCTGGGTACGATCGCCACGGCTATTCGAGATTCTGGCACTAATGCCCCGGTAGGATTGGCTGACTTGCTTGGTATAGACCAGGCTGCAACTAATTCGGCCATGAAGAGCCAAGACTTTGTTGTTGGCCTAAACAAGTTGGCCGATACAAAGGGCAATATCCCATTTGATAAAGCGCTTGATTACGCATCAAAGAATAATGTCGGTCCGTATGCGCTTGCAGGCTATTTGAAGGTAGCACCTGAGCAGATATTCAAATATCAAAAAGATCAGGCTATAGCTTCTGATCTGAATAAGCTTGCGGATGATAAAGGCCAGATTGCTTTTGACAAGGCTCTTCAGTACGCATCGACAAATAACATGTCGATCGAGGACTTGGCGGGTTATATTGGTGTTAAGCCTGATCAGCTTACACAGTATCAAACAGATACCAAGATTAAATCTGGCTTGGATCTTGCGGCCGGTGAAGATAAGCAACTAAGTTATGACGAGATCATCAAGTTTGCTTCAGACAACAAGATGAATCTTGCTGATGTTGTGAATTACATCGGTACCCCAGAAAGCCGCAAGGACTTATTAACCGGTATTCAAGACTATGTAACCGCCAAAGAAGCAGATGCAAAGCTTACTGGCCAAGAGCGTCTAACCAATCAGCTTAATGAAATCACCAAGGGTGGAACTACCGCGGGCGTATGGGATAAGAACCAAGGGTGGGACCATCACTCTAAGAAGATGGTTGATTACCTAACCCAATACGGTATTACGGATCTGAATCAGATTGGCACGCGTGTGGAAACCAGATCTATGCCTACAACTGAACAAGTTGGAGAGGGAGATGATTTCCGCATGATAGAGGGCGAGCAAGCTACCAATTACGTTGTTTACTTTGACAAGAAGACAGGCAAAGAGTTGCAAGCTGTACCTCAGTCAGAGAATAACGGTATGTGGCGCTTTGGATCTGAGGGTGAAGGCAAGGGAAGCACAGGCTACTTCCTTGGACAAACGTCTGGTGGTGGCGCTGGTATAGCCAGTAATTGGGAAGAAAAGTATGGCGCAAAAGAGTACGCCCTTCCTCTTGCTGTAGCTGCGGCTTTTGCTGCACCTTACTTACTGCCTGAGCTTATTGGTGGCGCAGTCGGTGGTGTTGAACTTGCTGCACTTGGTGGAGAAATGACGGCCGGAACGGGACTCACGGGGATGCTGATGTCTGCTGGTATGCCTGCCGCCATAGCTGGACCTACGGCAACAGCAATTGTTCGTGGAACATACCAAGGTCTTGTTAACGAAGCTGCTGGCGGAGACTTTGCTAAAGGTTTTATTGGTGGTGGCGTTGCTCCAGCGCTCGGTCAGATAGCAACAAATTACACCTACTACAATTTGCCAGAAGAACTTTCTAATTCGCAGGCTGTAATTGTTTCTCGTGCTGTAGGTAATGCGGTTACTCAGCTTGTCACAAACGGTGACTTGAATGTTACGCAAATGATTGGGGCAAGTATTACTCCAGCCGCCATAGATGCGGTAGTAAAAGCTAGTGATGGCGCCCTAACAAATGCCCAAGCAAAGTTATTAGTCCAGACGGTATTAAGCGGGGGCCAAAACATAACGGCTATGGCACAAAACCCGATGGCCGTGATGAACTTCGTGACCAACAACTCTAAGCTAATTGATGAAATTGCATCTGGCGTATCTAACGCTACCAACAAAATTACGCTTAGTGGTTTGACTGATGAGCAACAAAGGTCGTTGGCTCAAGTGAGCGAGCCTGGTAGTGATATATCCCAGCTTGCTTCAAATATCGTTACGGTTACGGCTGGATCAGATACAGCCATGGGGGCAGAAGGGCTTGATGTAATACCTTCCGGTTCAACAACTACAACAACACCATCCGTTACAGTTACCGCTCCTTCGACACCTATAGGCGATCAATTAACGATTGATGCCATAACCCCCGGCATGGGGCTTGGTGCTACCAATGTAATGGCAGGAACCCCAAGTGTTACCGTCACTGCACCCAAAGAAACAGGCGTTCTTGATGAGGCATTGAAAATTGATAGCATCATCCCCGGTGCTGTAGATGCTGTAAAAACAGAGCCTGTAGTTGTAAAAAGCACACCAATAACAGATGACAAACTAAAAAATGACACGGTAACAACCGAGCCTGTTGTTGTCACTTCTACGCCGATTGTTGAAACCGAACCGGTTACAGTAACGAGCACAAAGCTTGGAGAGGATTTGAAAACCGAGCCAGTCGTGGTTACTAGTACGAAAATTGACGACACAATTAAAGCCGAGCCCGTTACGGTTACGAGCACGCCATTGCTGGATGAAAAACTTAAGAGCGAGCCTGTTACAACAACAACCACGCCAACTAGCACAACAACTGGAACTACAACTACAACAACTACGACTCCAACAATTACTATCCCGCCAATTACACTTGACCCTGGCATAACAGTTAACAAGCCCGTTGGCCCCGGAACCGGTACTGATAACACGATGGACTTCCAGCAACCAACTGTTTTAGGTCCAGAACTTTCAACTTATTACGGTATGCCGTATCCTAATTACCTACGTCCCTTGAATCCTTATTTGCCCATGGGATTAGCCGCACTGATGGAGGCGATGAATGCAAAAGTCACGGGGTATGGGGATTATCAATCCCTCCAAAATGCCGCGCCCAAAATTACGATCCCGACGTGACGATACTGATTTCATTCAGTACGCAGAAGGCGGGAAAGTATCAAAGGTTAATGAGGCTGGTAACTACACCAAGCCTGGCATGAGGAAGCGTTTGTTTAATTCAATCAAAGCTGCCGCTGTGCAGGGGACTGGTGCAGGCCAGTGGAGCGCCCGCAAAGCACAGCTACTCGCTAAGCGATATAAAGCTGCTGGAGGTTCCTATCGTGACTAAAAAAGTTAAGAGGTTTGCTGAAGGCGGGATAACCGGTCCCGATCAGTTGCCTATCATGCCAAGCTTAGCCAAGCCTATTAATACTTTGCCTTTTAACAAAACCGAAGTATCACCAGCACCTTCTGGCGGTAACGCCATGGAAAGCTTGAATCAAATAATGACGGGCTCTCAAGGCGTCAGCAGAGCTCTTCAAAGTATTCAAGGAGCCATAGGTGGCAATTCACCGGTTTCGGGGTATACAGAACCGGATTTTGTATATCACACACAAAATTTCAAAAAAGGCGGAAAAGTAAAGTCTGCATCAAGCCGTGGTGATGGTATAGCCAAGAGAGGTAAGACCAAGGGTCGTATGGTATGAAGTCTTCGCAGCAATCCTTGAAAGCTTGGGGGGACCAGAAATGGACTACCAAGAGTGGTAAACGATCGTCTGATACGGGAGAGCGTTATCTTCCAGAGTCAGCAATCAAATCGTTATCTCCACAGGAGTATGCTGCGACCACTAGGGCAAAGCGTGCAGGTAAGGCTAAGGGTAAGCAGTTTGTAGCGCAGCCAAAGACTATTGCCAAAAAGGTTGCACCGTTTAGGAAGGTGGGCAAATGACAACCACGGGAACGACAACATTTAATCCAAACCTGAACGAATACGTTGAGGAAGCTTATGAGCGTTGTGGACGAGAGCTACGGTCTGGTTATGACTTGCGTACAGCTCGGAGATCTCTCAACCTTTTGCTCTCAGAGTGGGCGAATCAGGGGATAAACCTGTGGACCATGGAGCAGGGGGCAATCCAGCTTTATGCCAATCAGATTACCTACCCTATTCCAATTAACACAGTAGATCTTGTTGAAACGGTTATCCGCACAGGGGAAAGTCAAAACCAGAAGGACATCAATATCAGCCGGATCTCGGTAAGCACTTACTCAACCATTCCTAATAAGCTAGCCACAGGGCGGCCTATTCAGATCTACATTGACAGGCAAGGCGGTCAAACATATGTCTTTACTGGGACGCTTGCGGCTAACATCACATCCTCTGCTACAACAATACCGATGTCTAGCCTCGCAGGGGTACCATATGCAGGATATGCAAACATTGGTTCGGAGACGGTTTATTACTACGGTACTTCAACCCAAGCCGAGAATGTGGCAACAGGTGCTTCGGCTTATGCAACGCTAGACAATGTTGTCCGTGGGCAGAACAACACAACGGCTGCAAGTCATTCATCTGGCGCAGAGGTAAGTAATACCAAGTTTCCTAATGTCACGGTATGGCCGGCCCCGGACCAGGGTTCTATCAGCAGTCCTTATTACACGTTGGTTTACTGGCGCATGAGAAGGCTGCAAGACGCTGGTAATGGTGTGAACGTTGAAGACATACCATTCAGATTCCAAGAGGCTCTGATTGCTGGATTGGCATATAAACTTTCATTGAAGGTAGATGGGGCTTTGGAGAGGATGCCAATCCTTAAAGCACAGTATGACCAGGCTTGGGAGTTGGCGTCCACGGAGGATCGTGAAAAGGCGCCAATTAGGTTTGTGCCAAGGCAGTCATTCTTAGGAACGGGCGGGTTCTAAATGCCCAATCAGTTTGCCAGTGGTAAGTGGGCCATATCGCAGTGTGATCGCTGCGGGTTCCGCTATAAGCTTAAACAGCTAAAGCCGCTGACAATCAAGACAAAAAATGTCAATATACTGGTATGTCCGACTTGCTGGGAGCCTGACCAGCCGCAATTGCAGCTAGGCATGTTTCCCGTGAATGACCCGCAGGCCGTACGGAATCCTCGTCCCGATTCCAATTCGTATTACCAGTCAGGTTACAACGGGATGCAGACGAACAACACGGTAGGAACAAGCCCGCTTTACACGGGGGTTCCATCTGAAGGAAGCCGAGTTATTGAATGGGGCTTCAACCCTGTTGGCGGTGCAAGATCATACGATTCCGGCATGACCCCTAATCACCTTGTGGGTCAAGCATTGTTGAACAGTGTCACAGCATCATAGGAGCTGACATGAAGGACGACATCAAGCAGGACAAAAAGACGGCAGCGGCTG